TTCTTTTTGATTCCGGGAGTAAATACAAGCTGACAGGTTTTGTCTTCTAATACTCGACCTGCAATAGTTACGCCTTCTACTTGCCATAACTTCCAACCAATATTAACTCTTAAGCAATGCGTCTTATTAAAATTGCCAACGTAGTACCATTGAAACGCTATTAAATCATCACCTCTATACAACTTCCACTTATGGATACCTGCGTGATACGGACCATCGCTTGTACGTCTGTCACCTTCTGTTATTAATTGGTCACCCACTTTACAATCTGCGCCAAAAAATATATCAAAGCCATAGGCAGGGTTGCGCCATAGCCAAGTCGTATGATTAACCCATCGTTTAAACTTGTTATCTTCTATCTTAAACGGTCTATGCTCTTTAATCCAACCCTCGTCACCGTCTAGGGTATTGTCGTAAGTTTGGAAAACGTATAACCAACTTGGTAAGTTTGCATATTTATCAGCAAACAAGGTCACAAAAGGCGTAAGCACATAACTTACCCAAGTAATAATAAACTGCACGATTGTTAAAACTATATATTTAATATATATCATTTGGCTGGCATCGAGTTATACAACATTTCATCTTTATTACGGCTTGATGCAGAGCTTCCAAAGTAATACCCGACCACGCCCGTCCACGCAGTCCCAAGTGAACCCAACATGACAAGAAGCTCATTAGACGGCGTAATTGCATAAGCCATCATATAAATAAGAATACCAAAGAACCCAACCGTAATCCCTAAAGCAAGCGCACCGGGAATCCAAGACTTAGTGGCTATCTGCATATCACGAGCAGATTTACGGTCATCTACAGCAAGCTTTTCAAAGTTTAAACCGAGTTCTTGCGTCTGCCTTTGGAACTCTATTTCAGCAAGTTTAATCTGACTAATCTGGTCAGCCGAGAGTTTACCGCTGTTAATTGTTTCTTGAACATCTTTCTCGTCAACACCAATAACCTTAGCAATAGCAGTTACCGCCAAACCAGCTAGAGGACCCCCTAAAGCCGTTGCTATTGTTGGAGCAATTTGTTGTAACCAAGACATATTATTATCCTAATAATGCTTTTACTTCATCTTCAGTTAAACCAAGTGCAGATAGTTTAGCCATTGCTGATTGTTTTGCAGATACTTGGGCTTCTTGTTTAGCAAGTTCTTCTGCTTGCATTTCTGCTAGTTTAGCTTCTGCTTGTGCCATGTCGTATTCAACAATGTTTTCATCTGCATCATAAGCAACATCGCCACGAATAGTAACGACAGTAGGATTAAGTGCAAAAATAGCGTTATGTATCATGCTGCAATCTCCGTTAAAAGCAAACCGTAAGCACCATCTATTGCACCATTAGGATTAATTGATAATGTCCCAGTAGAAACTTTGAAAAAAATAGTATATGTTGTTGCAGAAGTAGTTGCTGGCAAATCCAAAACAATAACGCTTTGTTGTGCTGCTGTTGCACCAGCCGCTGAATATGTTGTATATCCACCTTGTATTGATGAACCACCACGATAAATGTAAACACTTCCTTCGTTGCCTGTTGTTGATACATAACAACGACCATAAAATTGAACTAATATTTTACTTGTATTAAATAATGGGGTAATTGTTGCAGAAAAACCTGTAGTAACAGCAGTAGAGCTAGTAGTTGAAAGAATAGAAGTTCCTGTAGCATTAACCACTTGCAATACTTTTGAACCACTATTCTGTACTGTAGCGTTATTAAATGTTAATCCATTAGTACCGTCAATTGTCATTGCCATTATGCTAACTCCTCATCTGTAGGCTTAGAAAGTGTAGGATGTTCCCACTTGGCTATGTAATCGCCTTTACCGTCTGAATCATTCTGTAGTGTAATGACTGTTAAAAAGTCCTGTTGTGTCAGACTTGGGTAGAGTTTCATTATTTTTGTATAAATATCAGGTTGCTCAAGTCTTAATTCGTACATTATGCACCTCTTACTAAAGAAGCTTGAAAATATGTTGCTGTTACACCACCTAAAAACCCTAGACTTATAGAACTATCTTTGTACCCATATAATTCAATGTAATCCGTTGTTCCATTCATATACATTAGAACAGATGCTACTGTTCGTGGGTCATTTGTGAAAGCACCAAATTGATTTCCATTTTTAAAAAGGCTTCCATTTTTATATATGGCACAAATACATTGACCTGTAATGTTATTTTGAAAATGAAGAGCTGCATTAACTTGATAATAGCCTGCAACTGTTGGCGTAAAACGATAATTGGTTGTTGAATCAAAGTTATTGTTAGTATCAAATTCTTCAGTATTAATATTTACTTTAGTCCATGTGGCGTTTGTTATGTTTTGATTTGCACTTGCATAAGCACTAAACGCAGGTGCTACACCACCCATCGGTAGATTTACGCCATTGTTTTGGAATTGCAACTGACCACTAAGGTCAGAAGTCATTTGAAGACCCTGAGACGAACTTGCGTTGATAATTACTGACATTATGTGTTCTCCGCTGGTAAAGGAATTCCGCCATTTTCAAGCCATTTTAAGTATGCTTGGTAGTCTGTGTTGTCAGGTGCAAAAGGTATGCAAGCATTGTCTGATAGACGTTGAACTGTATTTTTATCTATTAATTTGTACATGATTAAAGTTCCGCAGTTGCTACATAATGTCCGTAATACACATTACCAGCAGTTAAAGAAGAAATATTGATTTGCATAAATCCTTGGTCGCCAATAAGCGAAGCCGATGCAGAACCTGTGTTTGAACCTCCAGCTTGACTCCAAACTCCACTTGTTCCTGATTCACCATAAGGAGTAATTGTTGGTGCTGTTCTCATAGAAACGGCATAACTAAAATTACCAGCAATTCCAGTTCCTCCATTATAGGCAGAACCACCTCTTGTTCCACTTGCGGTTGCTGAAGCAGGATTTGTACCTTGACTATATGTTTTGTAATAATACCTCTGACACAATGTTAACTCAGTACCATACGGTCTATACTCAAAACTCGTAGCGTTTGAGCCTACTTCTAATTGTACGCCTGTGATGTAGAATGTTGCACCGTTTGTGCCGACTATTTGAGTTTGACTTGTAGCACCAAAATAATTATTTCCACTCCAAGCTCCTGCAGACCCAACTTGTGAAGAACCAGCACCTAATGACCAACCAATTTCTAATCCAACTGTATTATTAGTTGTCCAAGTTCCTGTCGTATCTCCAGCAATAGTTACACTAATTTGTGTCCAAGTATTTGCAGTTGAAATTGAATAACTAAATACATAACTTCTATTAAAAGCATTGTTATGTAATGCACCACCAAAAGTACCTGTTAATGAGCTATAAACCCAAAATGAAACAGTAATTGTTTTAGCATTGGCTGTTCCATAACCTAAATCTGAAACATTAAATCCTTCTATGCGTTGCGTAATTGAAAAATAATCAGTTGATAATACAGAATATGCTGATGTTGAAGAAAATCCTAAGTAGTTTGTAAAGCCAATTGGGGGAGTTATTGCGTTAAGATTTTGACCACAAGTTAGTTTGCTTGATTGAGTTGCATATAATTGCCATCTATCAACTAAATATGTACCACCTGTTGGAGTAACACTAGCACCAGCGTTTCTTTGGTCAATTACCATCGCACCGTTTATCAGTCTGTTGGTGAACCGAGAACTTGCAGGTGCAAATGTATTGTTTAAACTGTCTTTTACTGTATCGACTTGTATTTGTCCGTACGGCATTATTGTTGCTCCTTATATTTCCAAGTGTAACCACCGCCAGTTTTAGCTTTACCACTACAACATTTGTGAACACTTGAACGGCTACTATTTATAAATCTTGCGGCATCTGCTACAGAGTTAAATTCTACTGTAATGCTATCTTTTATTCCAATAACAGGATGGGGTTTTTTTCCACCACCTTCGGGTCGTTTGCGACCAAATAAAGGACTGTCTTTTCCTTTAGGCTTTTCTACACCACGCATAGGACTTGGTTTGCCGTACATGGGATTGTCAGCACCTTTTTTACCAACCCAAGGTCTTTTTACGCCTTTTTGTGGGCTAGGTTTGCCATACATGGCATTTGCTTCACCTAAACCTCCACCATCTAAACCGTTTTCATAAATTACGTTAGCCCATTCGTCTGACTCTATAATTTTCCATTCCTCAGACAATCTAAGTGCTGCTTCAACGCATCTATCTTTTTCGTAATATATCCCAACAACACCAGTAGATATATCTTTCCCATGCTTTTTAATATGTTTTTTCCAAACAACACCACTTCCATAATACTTATCCAATAAATCTAATCTTGTTGTTTTACAGAAGTATTTTTTACCAGTCTTGTTATGAGTTTTAATAAGCAATGCTGTAGGCGCAAACGTATTCTCTGGCGATAATTTTCCACCATTTGTACCTACTACTAAATCTGCACTAATTTGACCATAAGGCATGATTTATCCTTAAAGTATTACCCAGCGTTGACCAGAACTAACAGTAACCGACTGCCCACTTGCCACAGTAATTGGACCCGCTGAAATAGCATTACTTCCTGTAGGCACTGTAAAAGATGCGGATACCGTAGTACTGTTTAATAAAAGACCATTACTAGCATTAAATGCTGGTGAAAATGC